GGCGTGTTGCCCAATCGCAAGGCCAGCGTACCGGTGTCGTACTTGCTCAGGTATTGGTTGTTGCCCAGTTCGCGCACGTACTGCAATTGTCCCGATTCGTGTCCGATCTGGGCGAGAAATGCAGCCACGCGTTTAGGTGTGTCGATGCGATGGCGAGCCATGGCATCGTTGAGTGCAGAAACAAAAACGCCCGCTTGGCGGCGGGCGTTGGGCATGATGTTGAGTAGGTTGTCTTCAGTGATTTGCATAATGCTCGATCCTCCCTGGATGCTCCGATTGAATCACGGCTGGCGGCCGAGACCAGTCAGCCATTTCTTTGCCAGGGTTTTCAGGGTTCCTTGCGCGGCACTTTCTTCCGGCGACGAAAACACCCAGCCAAGGGTGCCGAAGTTGGCCGACCAGTCGAGTTGTGGCGCGGGCGTGACGTCGGTGATGTCGACCCAGAGCAGATCCGGGTGAAACATCTCGACCATGTTTCCATCGGTCGAGAACAATTCGACCAACGTGTTTTCAACAACGCGTGCGTAGGTTTTCATCAGGCGTACTCGTAAATGATGACGGCGCCAGGGGCGCCTGAAGCACCTGGCTTGCCAGCCAGATTGGGGCCGATTGCGACCCCGCCGCCGCCAGAGCCATATCCCGTGCCGGGGAAGCCGGTAACGACGCTGTTGCCGAACCCGAGGCCACCACTGCCCAGCGGAGAGCTGGCACCATGCCCGGCCAACGTCGAGCCATTGACCGAGATGCCCGGCGATCCCGGGGCCCCGGCTGAATTGACGATGTTCCCGCCAGACGCAGTTTCACCGGGATACCCGCCCACATAGAGTCCCGTCGCCGATCCTGAAACAGCGCTGATCCAGGTGGAGCCATTACCGCCAGGTGCCGATACCAGCGAGCCCAGTGAGCTGGTTCCTCCAACGCCGCCGTTCGCCTGCACAGCTCCGGCAGTCCCACCGGCACCGACCGTGACGATCTGGCTCGCACCGATCCTGTCGCTCGACAACCGGGCCTCGGCGTAACTGCCGGAAGCACCACCACCTGAGAGGGCATATTGATTCGCACCGGTCGCTGCAATACCCGCACTCCCGCCACCACCGCCCACGACTTTGACCAATACGGATTGCATCCCCACGGTCGGCGTATACACACCACTGACAGCAAATGTCTTCACATTCAACAAACGACCACTCAAGGCATTGCCGCCACTGGCATACACCAGTAACCAGCTGTCCCGCGCCGCGCTGTACACCACCGAACACACACTGCCGCCGACAATCTCGGCAGGCCGTAATGCACTCTGTGCCTGACTCAAAAGCGGTTTGGGCAGAAGACCATTCGGCGCAAATGTGCTCGCTCCGGTGTTGACATTGCCTGCGGTGAAACGCAGCACCAGACCGTCCTTCAACGTCGTGATGGCCGGCACGTAGTTGGCCATGTAGAGATTGGCAGCGCCGATATCCGCTGCGTGTTTATCTTCACCGGTCTGGCTTATCTTTTTGATTGCCAGCAGCAACTGCGTCGCATCGCTTTCGCTCGGCTCAAGGCCCGCAGACTTGACGACATTCAGCAGCTCATCGGTAACGCCGTTGCCCCAGGTCGCGGGGATCAACGATCCCGGCAACCCACCAACGACGTCTTCGTTAACAAACTTGCCGTTCACCAGCCCGATGCCGGGAACGCTTTTCGGATAATCCACGTTAATTCCTCTTTGATCGGGTCAACGGCTCAGCCGTTCGACCGCAGCAAGCCTTCAAGCCAGTCGGGCTCTACCGGACGGGCGAGCGCATCCGGAAACTCCGGATCATTGGGCCAGTCGCGCAGGGCCTGTCGATAGGCGAGCAGTTGTTTGAATTCGTCGGCGCGCAGGGTTGTACCCTCGCCGACTTCCAGTTCTTCGGCGTCACGAAACACCAGCCATTGGGTGTCGCGAAGTACTGCATTGCGCCAAGCGCGCTCGTGAGAGATTGCGGCTTCAGGGGAGATGACCGGATCGGTCAGTACGGGTTGCCCACTGGCAGTGGCGCTGATGATTTTGCCAATGGCCTGCCCGGCAAACAGTTCAGCGTACTGGGCGTGAGTGATTTCCACCGCGCCTTCGGGCAACTCCGGAGAAGGGCTTTCTACCCGATCGAATCCGAGTGTCTGTGCATAGAAATAGATCTTCATCGTTATCGCCCCCAAACCAGAATGCGGCCCATGATGCCCGGTGCCGGCCTCACACTTGTGCCGTCGACATTCCTGACCCGAGCCACCGCGACCGACGTTGTTGAGAGGGTCGGATCAAACGCCCAGACAGTCGTGTTGCCAGCGCTCCAGCCGGATGGATTCCCCTCATACGCCACTCCACTGACGATCGCCGTCTGAAATTTGACCGGCAATGACAGGCTCATGATGCCGTTGGCGTCGGATCCACCCACAACCCATTGCAGAATCAAACCGCTGGGCAGCTTTTGATAACCGGGGCTGGCTAGCTGCAAGGTAAAGCCGTTTGAATATTTCAGGCTCGCAGTGCCATGGACCGTCCAGATGCCATAGCCCTTCACGAACTGCGCGCTTTCACCGCCATTGATCGTGATCGAACTCAAGTGAGCCCCCTGCGGACAGATTTGTGTTCCGGTCTTGCTGGCGATCGTGATGACTGAGTAGCTGAGGCTATGAAAACTGAGAGTGGCACCATCGGGGACACTGGAAACCTCCGGCAGTGTCACGGTGTAATCCGTGTTTCCACCCAATCCGAATGCACACCCCACATCTGCTGCCGTGAGCTGTGTCGTGTCGATCAGGCTCCGGGCACCGGCATGGTTACCCAGCGCCCGCTGCACGAACTCGGGCGTGGCCACTGCTTTTCCGGTATCGAACTGCGGCGGAGTCGAAAACAATCGGGAGCTGCGCAATGCACCGAGCAACTGATTATTGGATGCCTCATCCGGCGTCATGCCCGCCGCTTGAACAACACCGAGAATTTCCTGCGTGACGCCATTGCCCCACGCAGCCGGAATCAACGAACCGGGCTTTCCGGCGATCGGGTCCTCATCGGCAAACTGTCCATTGACCAGCCCGACGCTGGGTACACTCTTGGGATAGTCCAAGGCTTATCTCCTTATCTGAAAACATGGGTAGCGTGATGGCTTCAGCCAATCGCGCTGGCCAACCACTGCGGCGCTGACGGCCTTGAAACGGGTGACGGATATGCGCCGGCACCAGGCCAGTCGCGCAATGCCTGGCGATACTCCAGCAACTCCAGATATTGCTGGGCCTTGAGCGTTGTGCCGCGCCCCAATTCCTGCTCATCGCGGTGGCGGGTGACCAGCCATTCGGTGGCCGAGAGAGCCGACTGACGCCAGGTGCGCTCTCCTGCCGGAGGCTCGTTGGCCTCGACCAAAAGGTCCTTGGCGACAACAGGACTTTGCGCGTCGTGCGCAGGCTCGAAAGCGGGAGCCATCTCGACCATCGGCGCGCCGATTTCGACGTTCACGCCATCGGCCACCTGCACCATCGCCGCGACGAAAGCAGGCGCGAACAGTTGATCGATTGCGTAGTCACCGGTGTCGATCACTTCAACCGCGACACCGTTTTCAATACGTGCATAACGGGCCATTACTCGTACTCCCAGATTTCACAGAAGGCATTGCCGCCGGCGCCGCTCACGATTGACGCAGAAGCGTGAACCGAGCAGGAACCACTGCCGCCCGAACCTCGAACACCCGCATTGCCAACGGTGTTTGACCCGCTGAAAGGGCCACCGCCGTCGAACGGACTCGGAGCTCCGCAACCCGACAGCAACCCCCAATTGGCGTTGCTCATTCCGAAACCTCCGGTGATACCGCGAGCGCTGCAGAGATTGCCGCCAGCCAGTAATCCACCTACCCCGCCCTGAATGAATCCTGACGAAGTGCCCGTGACCACGATCCCCAGTTTTTGCCCGCCACCACCTCCCGAAACACTCATGTAGCTACCAAAGGAGGCTCCGCCGCCCGCAAGGCCCGTGGTGTTGCTGACGGCGCCCCCGGCGCCCAGCGAAACCGGTACGCCGGCGAGTATTTGTACGGTGACGTCATACAGGCTTTCCGCATACGCACCGGACCCGCCACCGCCACCGAGGATCTGGGTACCCGCCGGAACAGGTTCGCATCCGCCCCCCGAACCACCCGCCCCGATCAAACGAACACGAATCCGTTTGGCCTTGGGGTTCGGCTTGTAAACCGTGATGCCGACCGTCTCGATCTGCCTGACCGCCAACAACCGTCCCACCGCATCGGTGATGCCGTAGCCCGCCAGCGTGGTCGGGGTGTTTTTCAGTTTGGTGAAGTCGACGAGGGCACCGATGGCCGTCGCCAACTGGTTGGTTTTGCTCTCATCCGGTTTCAGCCCCGCAGCCTTGATGGCGTTGAGAATTTCTTGCGTGACACTGTTGCCCCAGGCGGCGGGGATCAACGACCCGGGCGTGCCGGCAACCGGGTTTTCATCGATAAAACCGCCGTTGACCAGGCCGACGCCGGGGATGCTGTTTGGATAATCCATTGCACGGTTCCCTGCTGCGATCAGTTGGTTACGGTTGTACCGGGCACTGCCGGCCAGGTGACGTCGCCGGGGAAACCGGCCTGTTTTTCGATGCGGTTCAGCTCCACGCTGTAGAGCTTCCATTCGAGCAATTGCAGTTGCTCTTCGTGGCTGGCGTCACCGATGTCTTCGGCGTATTGCAGAGGGGCGATGCGCAGGACGGTATCGCGCAACAGTGCGTCGCGACGGGTGAGTACCATTTTCTTCATGTCCGCCAACCGAGCCTCTTCGTTCACTTGCCAGCGGCCATCGATCCAGACGTGAAATCCACCCGGCCATGGCTGTGTGGTGTAGCCCTCGGGCAAGGCACCCAATGCCGTCCAGGTTTCCCGAATGCAGGTATCGGTGCGGTAGACATCGCCACGAAAGTCGGCCAGCTGTTGCAAGGCGCCGTTGACGTAAGCCCAGGTAAAGCCTTCGGGCGACGGGGAGAGTTCGATGCTCAACGTGACGGCGTTGCTCGGCAGTTGCACACCGATGCCCGGCACCACCGGAAACTCCACAGGCCCGGTCAGCGCACCGCT